CTAGTCTTTTGATATCACCCGCTGTTATTTTATTGTGGATGTGGGATCAAGAAACACCTACCCTAAAGAGGGAAAAAAGTAAGGGTAGGTAATGGTGAGAAATTATCTCGCTTTACCACATTCCTGCCACATTGTCAAATCGTGTCCACGGGTGTGCAGGTAAACTTAATATACATACCATATTTATTAATGTCTTCACGACCTATTTCTTCTAATTTTTTAATAGACTCACTATACCCAAAATGTAAGCAATCATATTTAGTTCTAAATGTTTCCTCCCAATCAAAAGGAGGCATGCACTCACCAGCAACACTAGAACAAATTATTAAACTTAACAATATTTTCATTGACAATCCTATAATATCACCTATATATGGGTTATTAATATGAAAGGAAACGCGCATGACAGACATGAGTAAATATAAAAATGTTTCTCTAACAAAAGAAACATACGCTACATTGGATAAGTTATCAAAGGTATTATTGCCCGATGCAAAATTATCCATAGCAAAGACCATAGAATCAATAGCAAATGAGAAAGCGAAGAAGTTAAATGGCAAAATTAAAAAAAGCTAGAGTAAAAACAATAATCTGTGACACATGTCACGGAAATGGTTATGTTAGAGTTGCAAAAATTGATGGCGACCCATCTGTAGATTTTAGAGACAGAAGTGAGGTACACCAATGTTGGGATTGTGACTCGGAAGGAGAATTTTATGAGACGGTTACTGATGATCTTATCGATGATGGTCCTTCTAACAAACTGCACTAAACTAGATTTTGATGGGTTTGACCCTGCAACATCAACTTTAAGATGGATTATAACACATGATCACAAATGAGGACATAGC